GTCGTGTTGATCTCCTGCACGATACGGTCGGCGGCTTGCTCGCTGTACTTTGCGATGTCCTTCAGCGCCTTGTCGAGTCCCTGTACTTCTACCTTTACCATTTAGGACTGCCGCTCCGTCTTGACGATCATGAACTTGTCGCGGTAGTCTACATTATCGACCGAGCGCACATCGTAGTTCTCGCTGCGAAAGACAAGACGGTACTTGTTGAGCATCTGCGTGTCGGCGGTCCCGAGATCGTCCCTGTAACGCATCACAAACTCGTGCGTGTAGATGCCTTCGGGTTTACTCGCGTCCTCGGCTTCGCGTCCCGTCAGCGTCCGCACAGAGGCGTACACGGTCTCAATGGTTGCCCAAGAGTCCGTGATGACACCGAGGTTGTTCTGCGGAGTGCTTGCCTGCACCGCTACCCTATGACGCATTTCTCCTATCATCAGAATCCGATTGTCCTGTGGTGGGCGATCTCGCCAAGAATCCTGAACTCCCGCTCCTCTACGTTGTCGCGGTTCTCATCGCCCCTGCGCTCGTACCAGAGGGCGAGCAGTTTCAGCGTAGCAATCAGGATGTCAGCAGGAATATCGGTAGATGCGTTACCATATCCGGCAACGTATACCAACGTACCCGCGCGGTCCATGCGGTTAACTTCCCAACCATCGTTCCGGTGTTTTAGGTAGGATGCCTCGACCAGTTGCCAGTTCTCGGCGGCTTCGGTGTAGGATGTCTCCACGCCTGCGCTGTCCTCGTCGTAGATGGTCAAGGATGTGACCGACTGCACCGGAGGTCTGGGTATCTCAATCCGGTCCCGCATATCGTCTCCGTTCATCTCCCACGAATAGGTGCGGGTGATGAGCGAGCGCCGCAAGTATTCCTCAACACGGACACTAGCCGCCTTGATAAGGATCGTAAGGATCGCGTCTTGGCTCGTATCGGACGAATCGATACGGAGCCATTCCTTTGCTTCTGCTGTGCTTACTGGCTCAACAGAGGGTGCAGATGTAACGGTAAGCGACATGGCAGATGTTTTTTGAAATGTAGGAGCCGGGGCGGGAATCGAACCCGCTCCACCCCGAGAGAGGAAAAGGTGTGCGCCTTTACACCACCCGGCTCACCCACCTATTAGGTGTTAGATACGCGAGCGTATACGATAGCCTCCGGCTGAAGGATCTCGTAGTCTACACGGTATGAGTAGAACAGGTTGACCTGTCCGGTTGCAGCGTCTCCGTAGGGATCACGCAGGACTTTCATGGTCGGTGCCATGTAGTAGCCCATCTGCGACCAGTCACCGAAGAAGATCGGCTTGTTGTCACCCGTGCCGTCAGCGTCGACTTTAGCCGAGAACATGACGGGGTATCCGAGCAGGCTCGGACGGTTGGCGTACTGACCGAAGGTCGAACGGATGCCCTGCTCTGCGTACAGGCGCTCGTTGCCCGTCAGAGCAGCGATGTTGCCGTAGGTGGAGCCACGGGTCAGCCATGCGATGTTCGGGCTGTCGAGGTAGAACTGGACCGTATCGTTGAAAGCGATGTCCTCGATCTCGCCTGCGGCGATGCCTGCGGCGGTCGTGACTTTTGCTTCCGTACCAGAGGCAGCAGCCTCGGCAACGATCAGGCTGTTGTTCGTTTTCGCCATGCCGCGAGCGACGAAGTTCTCAATGAAGGCGAGCAGGTTGCTCGTCTCATCTTCGAGAAGTTCTTCGCTCAACTGTACTTTCTTCGTGTACTTGACAAGCGTGAAAGCCTGCTGACCGACTGCCGGAGCGTCACGGTCGTAGGAGTTGGCTTCCGAAGTGCTGACGAACTCACCATCGGCTTCGTTGTCGAAGGGTACGTTGACAGTCGTTCCGACACCGGGGATACGGGTCAGACCGAGCAGGTCCGTAAGGTCGGCTTCGGACTTCTTGGCGAAGATGCCTTCGAAGTGTCCCGTTGGGACCAAGTTTCCACCATCGGCAGCGGTGCCAATGTTCATGTCCGTGTCGTTAGATGCTTTGATCTCAACTTCACGACCATCTACATCGTAGCCTTTAGCGCCACGGAGACCGCCTGCGTCACCATCGCGTACCCATGCGGCGTATGCTTTGGCTTCGGAGTCTCCGGTGCTTGCGATGATAGCCGGAGCAGACTTGGCTTCGGCAGGCACTTCGACGATGGCAGGAGCGGCTTTGGCTTCTTCCATAGCGTCGAGGCGTTCGTTCTGAGCAGCGATCATTGACTCGATGCTTTTCAGAACGTCATTGTTCTGTTCAGACATTGTATCGTCCTCTTGTTCTGTGTGTGGAGTTTCGCCCATGTCGGGCGCTTCATCGATTGCTTCCGATTTGGCTTCTGCCGCAGTTGGCGCAGGGTGATCATGCCCCGCCTCTGCCGTGTCTGCCTCTGGCTCCACTACATCAGATGCAATTTCCTGTGCTGCCGGGGCTGATGCCTCGACAAATTCTTTGATAGACATGACATGGTTGCGTGGCTCGGCAGGGTTTAGCACGAGCGATGCTTCGCCGAGTATCCATGTCTCAATTTCTTTGGACCCGTTGTCCGCATCTTTGCGGCTGACGAGATGACCGACCGCGCCGGACGAGTAGCCGAGTTTGCCCATCTCGACCAGTTCGTTCACCATCTTCTCGTACTCGTCGCGCTTCTCCAACTGTGCCTCGAACCACAGACCCGTATCGGTGCTGCTGATCTCGCCAACGCCGATCTGCCTGTTTTTCAGGGTATCGTCGTAACCGTGTTGGTAGTAAACGGGGAGGGTTGCTTGGATGCCGAAGTCGGTGGACTTAGTAAAGAAGTCACCGTATAGGTCGGGGTCAGTCGGTCCGCTAAACCTCACCAGATAGCCGCCGATTCGACCGTCACCCAGAGCCTTAACCTCGCCCCCGTAGGCAATGAGAAGTTCGTTATCGTTCATTGTGTCTGTCGATTTGTTGAGCGGCTTACGCGGATCGTGCGCCCAGTTCATTAGTGATATATCCCGTTTGCTCGGGCATCCGTCTCTTGCGGGTTCGCCCTGCTCGCCGTTACGCATCCGCTCAATAAAGGAGATGGCGCGGTTCGCGTTCTTGATGTGCTTCTCCGTCCAATCGTCTTTCTTGGTTTCGAGCAGTTCAAGGTTACGAGCGATTACTGCTACCGGGTCTACCGATGCCAAGCGGCTGCACTCGGTTTCGGACCACGCCCGAAGATCGGACGCGCTCATGTTGGCGAGCCTGTTCCACTTGCGGTATACCTCGTCGAGTTCTTCCATGCCCCTTATACAGTTCGGTGATTTAGCGGTTCACTTCTTATCTACCCAACCGCCGCCCTTGAACACGGTCCCGCTGCCACCTGTGATGACGATGTAACACTTTTGACCGGTGGTAGGACACTTGGTTAGCGGTGCGCTCTTGATCGAAGCGAAATGCTCGAATACAGTACCGTCCTCTCGTTTGTACGTGTAGGTCATTCCATTCCCTCGAAGATAATGTCTTGTAGTGCTGCGGCGATGATCGTGGCTTCTCCTTCCGGTATGCCGAGGCGTATCAGTTCAGCGTAGTACGCGGCAATGACTAACGCCAAGTATTCTACGCTCTTGATATTTTTGTCATGCTCAGTCACCGTTATCTATCAGGACAAGGTTAAACTGGAGCGAGATGTTGGCGGTGGCGTTTGCCACCTTGCCAAAGAAGCCGATGTCGCAGGGTCCGACGAAGGGACCGCGTGACACGTGATTTGTTATGACGAGCGTATTCTGCAAGCCCTTGTGTAGCGACTGCAAGCGCATTGGTTCGAATGGCTCGGCTACATCGTCCGCGCCACAACGCTGAAACAGCGCAAGGTTGGCGTTCTTGGTTGGCTCAATATCTGCCGAGTACGAGGTCAAGAAAGCGGTCTTTCCTTTCGGCACAGTATACGCACCAATCAGGCTCTGACCATAGCCAAACACACCGTCTTTAGTCAGTACACCCCATGTAGCACCGCCACCGTCTGCTCGTAGCGTTATGGTCCCGGCGTGGGTACTGGCTGACGTTGAAGCGTAGGTGTTTGTGCTGACAACGTACATACGATATACACGCAGCCACGTATTGCTCAGGTCTACCGCCTGTGTTCCTTGCAGGGATACAGTCTCGGTCTGCTCGCGCCAGTCTGCACCGATACCCTGTACAATGACCTGCTGCGCTCCGGCGTTGCCTGTGCTATCTACGTCTGACGAGGACAGTATCTCCAACGATACCGGAGAGGTGGGCGTTGGGTAGGTCTTGCTGTCCGTGATAACGGTCCACGCCGTACCGATTGCGTCAGCCTCGCCGAACTTGTTGACTACGCTGTGACCTTTTACGTCACCTTTCGCCGCCTCAAGGTAGAACTCGGCGTTGATCTGGTTGCCCGATAGGTCGCGCTCAATGCCCACCTGTCCATGTGCGGCAGTTGCGAATAGGCAGAACAGTATGATGGCGGCGGCTCGTTTCATTGGATACACTCCTGATATGATCCCTTTCTGGCTTCTGCCAGTTGCAGGCAGGTGATTAGTTGCAACTCCTTCTTTATGTCGGCTTGGCTGCGCTCTACGGCTTCGATGCGGTCCTCCATCGTGCGGAAGTTGTTGATCATGCTACCCTGTGCCATTTCAACCACATTAAGACGCTCAGGGATCTCTCGATACCCGGCGGTCGCAACGCCGACAACCATCGACACAGCGATCACTCCGGCAATCAATTTGCCGACCTCAATGATCTTGCCCGTCTGTTCTATCTGGTTCATCAATCAACCACCGTGTGTGCAAAGGTGCATCTGCATTGAACTATTTCTTCACTTGGTCCCATCGGATCGCCGGGGAATCGTAGTCCGTTGCTGAACCTCTCGTCATCTCTGACTGTCTCTCCGTCTATTCTGCTGTGCGTGTCTCGGGTTCTATTGTCTGCAACAGCCATCCATGTTTT